TTGAAATTTCATTAGGGGACGGTAGCAACCATCCAAGAATCAGAAGCAACATCATCCATAGAGGTGTTTGTTGGATCGTAACTTCTTCAATGGTATCCGCGATAACAGGGGTGTCTTGCTGGACTACATCCCTTCCTGCCTCTGTTGTGTTCTGATTGCCTACAACTTGTTGGGTGTTCTCTTTGCCTGCTTGTACGTTACCTGCCAGATTAGGGCCACCACCCGTTAGGAAGCCCAAAGGACCCCCACAAGCAGATAGGGCTAGTATGACCACCAAGAGTAGGACACGCACGTCACAGCCCCTTCTGACAGAGTGCAGCCTTGCTATCGGCCCTACGGTTCTGTAGCCCCTTTACTATCTCCCCACCAGCCTTGACCCACTTACCAAGTTCATTGCAAGCCTCTTTGTAGCGACCAGCATTAGCGAGTTTCATCATGGTTGACTTACAGACAGCACCTGTACCCACATTATAGGACAGCTCTAATAGCGAGGCTTGAACACCTACGGGCATGTTCTTGTTGGTCATACAAGGCTCTAGTTTGCTATAGTACTCTCCTACAGCTACTTGGAGCATCTTCATACACTCTGCTTTGGTGTAGTTATCTCCCATCTGTACTCCACGAGTCTCCCCGTAGCAGACAGTTGGAACACCTACAATATCCCTATAGGCAGTAGTCTCTAGCCCTTCCCACTTGGCAATGAATGGGGTAGCTACAAGGATTACAGCGGCTGCAACAGCCCCAGAGACTTTCTTCTTCAAAGACATTGCTAGGTTCTCCTTGTCTTATTCAGTAGGGTAGGGATAGCGATCACGGACTTCCTGACGTTTAGCAAGCCATTCTTCTTCTGTAGATTCCCCAGCCTGCCATTGGAAGAACAAAGGATCAGCCTCAGAAACAAAGGCTGCTTGGCGTTTAGCTTCTTGCTCAGATTGCGTGTAGATGCGAGATTGCCATTGCCCACTAGCCCAAAGCTGACTTGCATGGGTTGGAGCACTAGCCACTTCTATCGCACCATCAGCAGGTGTCGCACCGTCACCAAAGCCACCGAGGTAAACCCCTTCAGACGTGGTATAATGTTTGGTCGTCATGCGAAGGCCCTCACTCTTAGACGCCAGTTGGCATTAGTTAAAGCTACAGCCACCCCAGTTGTCTTATTTACTCCGAGAAACTGTTGGGGTTCGCCGCTTGTGAAACGTACATAGACGTTTGTTGCGTCATAATAGATGCCCAAAGGTCTTGTACCCCCAAGGCTGCTGTTATTAGCACTGACGATAATAACGTCATTGACGGAGTAGTTGTATTCTGTAGTTGAGCAAACGAGTTCTAGGAAAATGTTCTTTGGAGCAACCCCTAGACCATGCGCCAAAGTCAAAAGACCACCAGTCGTGATTGTCTGGTTCGAACTGACATACTCTTTAGTGAAAATCCCCAGAACATCGATAGCCTGAGACACACGAAGAGGAGTCATCACTGTAGTGTTATCAGCACCAGCTTCTGCTTGAGCCTGAGACGCCAGAGCACGTTCACCAGACTGTGTAAAAGTCCCAGCACCCTCATTGATGGTACCTAAGATAATCCAAGCACTGTTGGCTTCATTACGCTTCTTGATTTGGTCATTAGCTGTATCGTACCAAATCATGTTGGCAGCAGTTGTAGCGGGGGCAGTGGCATTAGAGTTCTGTGTTAGGATTGCTTGCAAAGCGTTATTTAGGTCTGTCCTGAAAGCAGAAGCAGACTGGTTATCAATAACGTAGTCATGTGTAGCCATTACTAGGCTCCTTTTAGTTTGTCGGGGAAGATTAGTTATAGGACACTCTTGCAGTCAAGCCAGAGATACTTGGGGACACACCAACACTTTCAGATTTGAGGACTACTTGGAACCTGAAGGCCCTTCCGTAGAAATCCCCAGCCTTGAACAGTTGGTAATCCGACCAAGTAGGGGTGCCAGCAGGGTCTTGTTCTGTAATAGAGATGTAGGTTAGAACATCGGTATCAGCATCCTGATTCCCTCCTGTGAAGTCATCAAAGAGGCCGGGGAAACTGTCGAACAGTCCAGAAAGACTATCAAACAAACCGGAACCGCTGTTAAAACGGTTTACGTTAATATCTACACGAGCACGAACCCTACGGACTGCACCAGTGTCAATGTATCCAGTAAAGGTGTACGTTGCGTCAGAGGGTGCTACAGAGGTGTCGGTGATACGAAGTTGTCCACTGGTCACAGAACAATCCGTCTTGGTTCCGGGGAACGTAGGGCTTTCAACGTCAGTCGGGTTGTTTGTAAAGGTCTCTAGTGCGCCTGAGGGAACAACCACAGAGGTTGTAAAGACTGAAGGGTTGCCTAGCTTATCATAAGCACGGATAGCATAGGTTCCCGGCCTTGTAGGGATGGCTACAGAGGTAGCAGGACGAGAAACCTTTTCAACGGCTGTAGTGGCATTAGCGAAGGTAGCGCCAGTCTCTTCTAGGGCATGACGGATCAGGTAGTATGACAAGTCCAGATCAGGAACAGCAGTCCAGACAAGGTTAATTACCCCACCATTAAGATTAGCAGAGAAACCCGTCACATTTGATGGAGGTTCAGCCGAGCCAACAGGTCGAAAAACGTTTCGGTAAGTCCACTCACTCTTGACACCAAGGAAGCTGTAGGACCTCGCCCTAATGTCGTAGGTAGTGCTTGGGTCTACCGCAATAGCTTCGTAGTCACCTAAATCACCTACACCAATAACAGTCCACTTAGTGTCTGCGGTCTTCTTGAACTGTACCTCGACCCGCTCTACGTTATCTGGTTGAGTAGCCGTGACAGTAGCTATGATAACATCAGTCAAGCTCTCTTTAATGATCCTGACTTCCCCAGTGACAACAAGGCCAACAGGTTCTACATAAAAAGCACTAGGTAGATTGGTGTTGTTGTTCTCAAAGATAGAAGCATCAAAGAGGGTAAACACTGCTTCGCTAATCTCACGAAGGGTCATCTGTACCTGAAGATCAAGTCCATCTACCAGACCAAAAGTCCAGTTCGTAACCTCAAAGGCTTTGTTGGACCAACCGAAACGAGTGTTGTTGATATATACAAAGTCACCCACTTGCACTTGGAAAGCCTTAAGACCAAATGAAGCAGAGAAGGTGAGTTGCTCTCTATTCCTACGAAGGAAGATGTTAGCCAACCGTTGTGCAGTCACAGAGTCAGAAGTGAATGGCAATGGCACATCCACTACGTTTTCAATATTGTTATCTGCTACAAGGAAAGCACTATCCGTAACTGTAGGGTAGTCAGCAGTTTGCCAATCAGACTCAGCACCCCTAAACGTCCCCTTAACCTTGTTGAAGTTGTTCCTACGAGAATGACGAGTGGACAGGCTTATGCCAGAACGTAAGTCCCCTTCATCAAGAGTTACTGTAGGTGTGATATATTTAGCAGCCTTCATTCTCCACTTACCCTGAGAGTACCAGAATAGGCCACCCATCGAAGTCAGGATGTCAGAGATGATCTGGCTAGGAGAGAGTGAGGTAACGAAAGAACCATTGCAAGTGTAACGCTTGTCAGCGCCCACAAGTTCATCACAGATAGCAGCAGCGGTAATGACAGAAGTATCATCAATACGGCTATCAGGTTGCTCAAGACCATAAGACGAAGAGATATAGTCCCTCAAGCATAGGGCAGGATTATCACTCCACTCAGTAACTGTAGTGTCTGGGTTATAGACCCTCTTACCCTTAATGGTAGCGGAGACTACAGGAATACCGTTGGGGAAGACATCTTGATTGTACCTGAACCTAACATAGAGATAAGCAATATTACGCAGTCTGTGTGCTGAAGTCCAACGTCCTTCATTCTCAGGAAGAGAGAGTGTCTCTGAGATAAGGTCAGTGTCAGCAGCTTGTGTAGTCATACCAGAGTAAGTCTTGATACGGACATAGCCATTGTAGCGGGCAGGAGAGGTTACGTTCCCAGAACCATCCAGAGTAACAACCTCATCATTCAGATAGATTTCTTCGTAGGACTGAATCCTATGACCAGCAAAAGCCACGATACGATGAAGGTACTCGTTGTTCGAGCCAGTAGAAGCATCATAGATACGAACCCCACCTACCCTAGCCATACCATAGATGATCTGATGATCAACAGCAGAACCACTCTCACCAGTCAGGCTATAGCCACGGCTACCACGATTGCTGATGGTGGGCTTGGGGGTAAGGGCGTTGAGGGCAGCACCCATAGCTGTTGAGACAAGGAAGTGCGTCATAACAGTGCCCAGAGCACCAGCACCAAGCAAGAACCCCCCCATGAGTGCTCCACCAGCCAATGCAGTAGTCCCAGCAGACAGAGCACCCATTACAGCAGAAACAGCCATATCAATCCCTCAATAGTTTGGTGTAGACGTTCTCTACATGTTTATAGCCTAGCCAAGATAGAAGAATATCGAAAGGCTTATGTCTTTTTGTGTTAACTACAAGAACAGATATGCCATCCTCCTTAAGGCACTTCTCTGCGAACTTCATAAGTTTTGCACCTGTGAAACCCTTGCGGTATTCCTTCTGTAGGTACAGAACATCATTAAAAGCAAATAGGTGATCCTTGTAGTGTAGGTGATGTCTACAGATAACTACGAAGTAGCCTACAAGTTTACCATCTTCCCTAGCAGTAAAAATTTTCAAGATGCCCTTATCTTCTAGTTCAAAGTAAGTATCCCAATCAGGGTTCAACTTGATAACATGTTTGTTTAGGGCAATCTCTTCCCAATGTAGTTCTAGTAGGAAAGTGGCATCATCCTTGTAGGAGACTAAAGATTCTTGTCTGTACGTGATTGGCATGTCGGGTGCCTTTCTATCTATACTGTAGTTATTACTTAGAGGTTCTACCCCAGTAGATTTCTTTATCCTGTAGTCCTGCAATGAACTGCAAACCTTTATCAGCAGGATACCTAGACTTCTGATCCTCATTAGTGAAACGCCTTACTACAGGGCGTTCTAGTTTGATCAAGACATTCTCAGCAGTTACAGAGATACTGGACGTACTACCCTCCTCTGAGATGTTCATTTGGTCTAACTCACCAGAAAAGATTTCTACATAGGCAGATGGAGCACTAGTCATACCGAAGTAGATACGGCACTCACGCCCCTGATAAGGCTCTGCAAGGGCCAATGAGAGGAAACTAGAGGGTATACCACTCAAAGTAAGAGAAGCCCCTTTAGCTTCTATTTCTGTAGTCTCTTCTACGCTAGAGAGGGCCAACAGTGTACCTGCACCTAAGTAGGTTTTAGCCCCAATGACAAGATCACCATAGCCAGACCACATATACAGAGGGCCACTAGAGAAAGCCAAGTCTACAGCAAAGAAGGGATAGACTACATCATCATCTAGTGCGTCTAGGACTTCAGTAGTAATGTCCCTACTCATATTGCCTCCACACAGTCAAAAGTAATACCATAAGAACTGATCTCGTTGATACCCCATTGGGTTACATTGTCCTTCAGACGGAACCTGCCTTTTGTATTGGCTACAGTAATGGCTGCATTGTCAGCAGGAGAACTACGAAGGTTAGGCCATAGGTCAAGAGTAGCCCCACCAGAGGCATCGGTATCTACTTGGGTGAGTACCTTATAGAATTGGGTAGTCGTAGAAGAACCTAGTTGGATGTAGTCACCCGGAAGCAAGAACCCTGTCACACTAGGGCTACAACCATCAATGACGAGAGTATCGCCTACTTGGCTACCACCATTAACCAAAGGACCATAGGTCGCAACTACACCTTGATAGGCTGTAGGACTTGAACCAACCTCAAGTTGGGCACCCCAGAAGGATAAACTAGAAGTTCCATCCCCTAGATAGTTAGAGTTATTGGTCCCCAGAACAAGGAAGAAACGGAAGTCATCGGTTGCAGTAGCTGTAGCTGCCTTACTAACTGAGAAGCGGAACCAACCATTAGCTAGAGTTTCAGTTGTAGTCGCTACGCCACCTTCGGTAGAGAGAACTGCACCAGTGGAGGTGTCAAAAAAGGCAGAAGAAGCAACCGCACCAAATTGAGCAGCGGGGAGAGAAAGACGAACGTTCCTGACAGAACCAATAGGTCTTTTAACATAGACAGAGAGTGTGTAGGTATTACCCGACACCCAAGAGATGTTCCTACCGAGATAGTGGCCTGTATTGACAGTGTTCTCTACAAGGTTATCGGCAGTCACAGTGCTATTAGGAGCAGTCTCAGCGTTTGCAGTTACAGCACCACCATTGACAGTCCAATAGGCATTGTCTAGTTGCTCACTGTAGGCAAGGATATTCCTACGAGCAGTAGCAGAACCTTGTGCAGTTACGCAGTTAGGATCACCCAGAAGGAAGGTTCCAATCTGCCCCTTGAGACTAAGCAGGAAAGCAACCCAGTATTCTGCATCTGGACGCTTCATAGGAGGAAGAGAGATGGAAGCAGCCCACCGTTGTCCGGGGTGAGCTACAACCTGTTGTTGGTAGGTAAAGGGAGATTGACTGATAGCTACAGCATTCTCAGCAGAGAGGGTGATGTTGGCAATCCCAATGTTAGTCGGGGTACTGAGGGGATAGCTGATTGTCATATTAACCTCTTATCGGAAAGCAGCGGCGAATTGTCCACCACGTTGTTTAGCATCAAGCACAGCAGCCTTAGTGGCATTAGTGATTTGTGGTATCATCTTTGCTACTTCAGTACGAACCATAGCTGCATCACTACCAGTCACTGTGATGTTATTCTGGACAGTGATAGAACCACCCCCACCGATAGCATTAGCAGTTTGCTTTGCATTGACTACAGTACCAGAGTGACGAGGGATCACAAGTTCAGGCCCTTTCTCACCAACCATGTAAGCCGTATTAGCCATCATGGAACCACCAGCAGCACGACCCGGAACCCCACTTGAGGGTGCAAAGAACCCGGACACACTATTTACAAGTTGTTGGACAACATATACACGGTAGAGTTCTTTGATGATTTCAGCAGCCATAGTCTTGAAGGCATCTTTAGCAGACTTAGTACCATCTACTATCGACATCAGGGTATCTTCCATAGCAGACTTTACAGTACCCAGAAGACTGATACGCTGATTGTCAAGGTCGATCAAACGTTGAGTCTCAGTAGCCTCTTGTACCAACCCTGCGATAACTTGTGGGCTTGTCGTGCTGAACTCTTCACCAAGAGCCTGACGGACTTTCTGATAGGCTTCGGAAGTACCAATCAGTTCCCTCTCTACAGCGAGTTGTTCTTGTAGTTTCTCAATAGCAGTCTGAGTGGCTTCCGCAGGACCCGTGCCACCTTCATTCCCAGTAGAGGATGTCGTCGGATTATCTGGCATCATCCCCGGAATATTGATAGGGAAAGAACCATCTCTTGTGAAACCATTAGGACCAAGACCAATGCTGTTAAGAGCAGCTTCTGGCAAGAGGCCAGACTTAACACCAGTATAAATCTTGCGGTCAGACTCTGACATTGCAGAGATCTTACCAATCTCGGAAGCAAGACCAAAAGAAACACCAAGATTTGTCGCCAGAACCCCAGCAGCTAATGCCGCCTGTGAGAGTTTTGTGAAGTCAACCCCAGCCAACTTCATTGCTTCAATAGTAGACAATGACAACCCTTGTTCAAGGAGTTTTGTTATCTTCTCATTTTCTTTGAACTGGTCTTGGACAAGAACCAGAGCATCATACTCTTCCATAACCAACTTGAAGTTATTACCGAGTATGCCTTGTCTTAGTAGTTCTTGTGCGTAGGCTTGTCTAGCAATGTCTGCTTCATAGGCTTTTACTTCTGCGGAATCTTTACCGAAAGCATTGATCTTTTGAAGCAACTCACTTTCTTGAGACAGCTTCCGCAGTTCCTCATCCCTAGAACTAATTATAGCGTTGACAGCAGACTCTCGCTCATCATTTAATGTCTTTTGATCTTGAAGGTTCTGGTAATACTGTAGTGCAGATTCTTTAATATACTCTAACTTTTGCTTTTCAGCCTCAGCCTGCCTTTTAGCATCTTCAATTAGTCTTGCAGCAGCATCGGCTGAACCATTGAAGAGGGCACTACTTTCAGCTATACTCAGGTTGACTTGATATAATTGAAGTGCAAGTAAACGCCCAGCTTCTGTAATCTGACCCACAGATGCCCCTGCATCAGTTGCATCCTTAACAAAGGCATCAAATAGCTTAACAACACCCTCTCTGTTACCAGATAAGGCTTCTGCCCGCATAGCATCAACTGCATCAAGAAAAGGTTTCCTATCCATAGAAAAGCCTAATTTCTTGTATTGTTCTTCATCTACAGCCGCCATATCCTCTTGCATAGAAACATCAGGGGTATAAAATCCTGTATATGATGCAACAGCTCTATCAAACCAACCTGCTGTAGCAGCCTCTTTAACTTTGTCAAGTGTTTTAGTCAACAAGTCAAGTTCAGATGCAGAATTTAGCAAAAGCATATTCGAAGTAAGACTCTTGATTTCAGTATTTAGATTACCAAACTTTGTTTCAACATCAGAGTTTTTAAGGGAGTCAAAGTTGGCTTTTAGATCAGAAGAGGCTGTAGAGAGTTCACTAACCCGATCTTTCAGGGTTTTAGTGGAACCACTAGCCCTCATCATAGCGGCACCAATAGCAGTACCTAAAGAAATCAAGATACCTAGTCCAGAGAAGATCGCAATAGCTTTAACTGATGTAGCTAGACCAGCAAAGGTACCGACAAGCTGCGTTGCTTGTTGTCCAAAAGCTACAAGGAAGTTCGTACCCGATTGTATTTGTACAAAGAAGTCACCGAACTGATACCCTGCTTGCTGAGTTATCAGGCCAAAACGCCCCATAGCCGAGGCTTGTTGATTTATGTGCCCACCCAAGTTACCTGCACGAATTTGAGCGAGTTGTGCTTGGTACTGCTGTAGTGTGATAATGTTAGCTCGGTAGGCTTCACGAAGATCACGCATGGCTTGACGTTGACGCTCAAACAAGGCATAACCTTCTTGAAAACGCCTACGCAAATCTAGTTGCCTATCAGCAAGAACTTTAGCTGCTGCCGCTGCTTGTTGTTGTGCTAGAGCCAATGCTTTAGCAGCCTGTTCCGCAGCACGAGCAGCATCTTGCTTCTGTAGTTCCGCAGCATACCTACGGACTGCCGCTGTAGCAGCTTGAGAGGATAACCCCATCTGTTCATAGGCACGTTTAACTTGGAGAAGACCTAGCTGATAGGCAGACCCACCTATCGTACCTTTTTGTTGTGCAGTAACAAGTTCACGGATGTTGTTTTGGAGTGTGTTAATCCCCCTAGACAACCCCACGATAGTTGAATTTTTCCTAACAGAGGCACCAAAAGCATCAAGGGCTTTACTTGCTTTATTGAGAGAAGATACATCTACTGTAAGAGTAATATCAGCCATTTTTATTCACAACCCTCAAGTAAACGGTATCTATTTTCTTAACTACCTCGACTTCCCAAGGTAGCAATACGTTATGTGTCATACGTTGCCAAGAATCAATCTCTTGGTAACTGATAGGAATGGGTCCAGAAAACCCTTGACCTCTGGTGCTATTGAGCAATAAAAAAGCAGTCCAGACGTATTCCAGTAACTCTGGGAACTCAGGTCCCTGTAGAGCCAATGGTGTTCGTCCAGACTGCTTTTCCACTTCCTGTAAATGTTCTCTCTCGGTCACACCATTCTTGTCAGGAATAGAGAGCTTGAAGTACCACTCTGCATACTCCCCTAGATCAAGGATTAGACCTTCAAAAAAGCAGAGTAATCCTCTTGGGCATCAATGACTTGTTGCTTAAGCCAAGGAACCTTAGCGTAGAGGTCAGCAGCCTCTGCTACAGTAAACTTAGGGGACTTGTTGTTGAACTGAATGTCCCAGTCCTTAGTCGTCTTAGCCAGAAGGTCCAGCATGGAGTTTTCCAACTCTTCAGCAGTGAAAGTAACTTTCTTACCTTTGGCTGCCTTCTGGATACGCTTGTTGGTTTGTTCGTGAATCTGTGCTTTGTAGACACTAGAGTGAGGTGCATACACCGTGATGATCATAGGCTTCCCATCATCCTTGAGGAGTACCTCTTCGGTTACAGGGTGCTTGATTTCAACAGTGATAGTGTCGTCAGTCGGGATCATATTGAATAGATCGGCCATGTCGGGTGGTCCTTTGGTTATATTATTGAGTCGGGAAAGAATTAAGACGGGTGGTCAACCCCCGACAAGCCAACCACCCTAGCCCCGCAGCGTAGCGAGGATTGTTTACCCTTGCGGGATTACGTTACGTCGGATTACGGATAATCTCAACGCTGCTGTTCTCAGCCGTATCGTACAGAGCAACGAAGGGCAGAGTAACAATACGAGAAGTGGGGTTGTCTACAGGAACACTAGCCCCATTGATCTTCACACGGGGGAAGTGGAAGGTGTAGTTGGAAGCCCCACTCGGGTCATTCACAGTAACTTGGAAGGCAGATGTCGTCTCGTTGACGAAACGGTTGATCAAGGAAGCATCTTCGAAGTATGCAGTGATCGTACCCTCGACAGTAGCCATACCAAACTCAAGTTGCGGAGTAGTGGCAGAACCAACAACAAAGGTAGGAGCAAGAGAGTTCGTGACACTGAAGTCGATACCCGTGATGATGGCTACAGAAGTCAGACCGCCAGTAGCACTAGCATTGCCGATAGCCATAGCGCCAGAGTAGCTGTCGAAGGGCTGGTTGGTGCTAGAAGCATCCTTGGTCGGGTCAACAGAAGTACCCGAGATAGCCATGTCCTTGCCAATCATGCTGAACGTAGCAGCAATCATTGCGTTAGGCTTAATCGAGATGGCAACAGTATTGACAGTCATACCCGTGAAGAGACGGAACTGAGCAATGTCAGCGGCTGCATCTTCGATAGTGAAAGACTTGGCAGTAGAACCAATCTTCAGGGCACGGTTCTTAATCGTACCAGCGACAGTCTGAGAACCCGTAGTGGCGTTAGCATACGAGACAGAGGTTGCAGTGCAAGCAGTGACAGTGAAAGTGCCATTGTAGCCAGAGGGAGTGACACCAGCAACAGTGATAGCAGAACCAACCGGGAAGGGAGGGATTGTCTGAGTTGCAAAGGTCAGAGTGGCTACACCAGCAGAACCAGTAGCAGTCAGAGTAGCAATGGTTGCAGAGTCTGCAAAAGCACTCATGAAAGCACTTTCGAGCAAGGCATCATAGTCACCTTTGCGAAGGTCAACTACAATATCGCCACCAGCTTGACGGTTGCCATGACGGTCAACACGGAGCATACGGTCTGGTTGAATATCGTTTCCGGTAACACGGTCTTTGGTCATTTCCAGAGAGTGTGTATTGTAGGGGAGTTGAACCAGAGCGGGGCTACCGGGGGTAACACCGAAAGTCGATTCAGTTACATAGGACAGGCCAGAGCGGCTACCTTGTGAGAACGGCATATTTAGTTTCCTTTATCAGTTGTAAATGTACCAGCCAATAGTGACTGGTGTGCAGTAGAAGGGAGAGTCAAGGAAACTCGTCCTGACTTCAGAGTAGTCAATCGACACAATAATAGAGCCAGCGGAGGTACTGCCTAGAGTGTCCAGCAGGATGATGTCGTCTGTCTCTAAGAGAAGACTATCACCACTTTCCAGAAGCATATAGTCTGGGAGAGAGGTATAGCTAATGTCCGTAGTTGCCTCAAAGCGTTCAAGCAAGAAATCAGCAATATCGTAACCAGCACCAGAACCCAAACCTTCAGGGGTACAAATCAGAATACTATAGAGGCCATCATATCTTTGCTGTGGGTTTAAGCCTCGTACAGCAGGTCTACGAGAGGTTGGTACGAAGTCAGCCTTTATGAAAGAAGTACCATTTGTAGGCTGATAGGGGATGTTCTGACGGGCAATAGGTGGGATACCTACAGTATTAGAGAGGTGAGTATCTAGGCAGGCTCTGATGTCGTTAATGATTGTCATCGGCCACCTCTAACTTTATTTATGGCTGCTTGGAGGATACGGGGGTAGTTATTTCTGACCCCGTCATAGACCCTATACGGTTGTGTCTTCCATCTCCAACCACCAGTTTCTACAATACCAGCATGAGCAGAGTTATTACTCAAGTTCACTCTTGTCTGCCCATCAGGAAGTGCATCAACCTGAGTATAGAGTTTCTTGAGTGCTTCTTGCTGCATAGCAGGTTTGTTTTGACCCGGAGGACCAATGTATTTAATGTTACCAGTAAACTGCCCTGCGGAAGAAGCCTCTCCAATATTATGGCTCATTATGTAGGTTCCTGTATCCACAGGAGATGAAACTACAACCTCATGAGCCATGCCTTTTAGAAACTCATCTCTTATTTCATCAAGGTCTTCTTTGACCCTTCTTAGGGCTTCAGTAAAGGAAACACCTATACCTCTATTAAGAGCCATATCATTCCCTCACTTGTAGCTGATAGCACATAGTAGCACTACCAGACTTAATCTCCATGACCTTGACAATGTTCACCGTATCACCAAGACCAAGTATCTGGTCTGTAGCATCAGGTTCTGGTGTAGTTGATCCGTCAATCAATTTGCAGTCAAGGACCACTCTACGGTCCCCACGGAGGATAGACTGTCCATCAATCATGTCTGGTGTGTAGTCGTAGAAATAGCCCCGTACAGCGTAGTCTGTGTTTGTGGCTGTCACAGTACCTGAATCACTATCATAGGCACTGGCGGCTCTCTTACGAAGCGTGAGGGCTATACCATGCTCCCTGATGAGTTGTCTGAGTGTGTAGCTATCAAACGCCATTAGGTTCATCGGTGATGTACTGATCAGCCGCTCCTGAGTTCTCGAACTGGTCAATAGTGAAGGCAGGTTTAATCCTATCGCTATCTTCCCTTACAGCCGCTACAGCAGTGACAGAAATACCGCCACCATAGACACCCAGAGACTTGCCAGAGGTCTTCTTGCCTTGGGCTTCAATCTGGGAGGAGAGTTGTTGGTATTGTTTAGCGCGGTCACTGTAGTTGGCACTCAGGGCACCATCAAGAGTAGTAGTAACCATCCTGCTGAACTTGGCTGCAATAGCCTTGCAAACCCATGACCCTGCATAGTAGACATTATCGCCAACCTGTGCTAAGGCAAAAGTAATCTCTTCATTCTGGACAAGTTGGTCTGAGGTGTCAGTATCACCTACAAGAAGACGAACAGTGTTGATACGCCCAGAAGAGGTCGTAGTATTCAGATCAGAGACATCGTAGCTCCAACACATCTGGTCGTCTCCTTAATTAGTTTTCTAGTTCACCATAAGAGATACGCCACCTACGAATAAGACCAATCTGTTTATCTTTGATCTTGCTTGTGGTACATTTCTTCTGTAGGAACTCTCGGCTATCTTTTGTTTTGGCTTTCACTTTCCCATTGAGATTATCTACGAGAAGGTGTAGTTGGTCGATAGAGTATTGCTCTAATCCATCACCAACAGAAATCTTTGTAACTGCAACATCTTCGAGTTCTTCATTGTGGTGAAGCATGTCATTAAAGAACAGTTGTTGAAGTACATCATACGGGGTTCCAAAGAACTCCCACTGAAAGCGTTCACCCTTCTTCCAAACCTTACCAGCCATCTGGATGCCATCTTGTTTGACAAACACAGGTCGAGAAGGGTTGAAGAAGGGGAGAAACGGTCGGGTCATCTCTCCCACTCCTTATTCTAGTTAGGCTACAACGGTAGCGATGAAGGCACCCATGTCCGACGACACAACCTTGTGGTCATATGCCAGATTGGCTTCCAGAACTTCAGCAACACCATCAATCGCCAGATAGTCGCCAACATACGACTTGATCGTAATGCCGTGACCCGAAGCGTTCTCCAGATCATCCCAAGTGAAGGTGTAGCCAGCCGAAGGAACCATCAGACCAGCCGAACGGGGACGGTAGTAGAAGGCTGCCGACTTGCCACCGATGAAGGCGTTCGATTCCGTAATACCTTCAGCAGCCGTGTTCTTCACGGTTTCCATGACGA